GGGACGCCTGCGCGCCTACGGCAACGCCATCGTCGCGCAAGTCGCGCAGGAAGTGATCGAGGCCTACATGGAGTGCAGACCGTGACCCGCCAAGCATTCACCCCGCGCGCCTATCAGCACCAGCTCATCGGGCACATGCTCGACCTGCCGCGTTGCGGCGGNTGGGCCGGCATGGGGATGGGCAAGACGGTGTCGACGCTGATGTCGCTCGACATGCTCGAGCTGGTCGAACCCGGCCCTGCGCTGGTGCTGGCCCCGCTGCGCGTGGCCGCGAGCACCTGGCCGGACGAGGCCAAGAAGTGGGGCAATCTGCGCAACGTCGAGGTGTCGGCGGTGATCGGCACGCCCGAGCAGCGGCGCGCCGCGTTGCGCCGGCCGGCGTCGATCTACACGACCAACTACGACAACCTTGTGTGGCTGGTCGAGGAGCTGGGCGAGCGCTGGCCCTTCCGCAAGGTCGTGGCCGACGAATCGACCCGGCTCAAGTCCTTCCGCCTGCGCCAGGGTGGCAAGCGCGCGCAGGCGCTCGCCCGGGTGGCGCACTGCAAGGTCGACCGCTTCATCGAGCTCACCGGCACGCCCAGCCCCAACGGGCTGCAGGACTTGTGGGGGCAGGCCTGGTTCCTCGATCGTGGCCAGCGACTAGGGCGCACTTGGGAGGCCTTCGTGCAGCGCTGGTTCCGCTCCATCCCCGGTGACAACGGCTTCACCCGCATCGAGCCGATGCCGTTCGCCCAGGAGCAGATCGAGGACCGCATGCGTGACCTGTGCCTGTCGCTCGATGCCCGCGACTGGTTCGACATCCGCCAGCCGATCGAGAACGTGATCCGCGTCGAGCTGCCCAAGCGCGCCCGCGCACTCTACGAAGACATGGAGCGCGAGATGTTCATGCAGCTCGATGGTCACGAGATCGAGGCCTTCAGTGCCGCGGCCAAGACCATCAAGTGCCTGCAGATCGCAAACGGCGCGGCCTACACCGACGAGGCCGGCAACTGGTCCGAGGTACATGACGCAAAGCTGCAAGCGCTCGAGGACGTGATCGAGGAGGCGGCCGGCATGCCTGTGTTGGTGGCCTACCACTTCAAGAGCGATCTTGCCCGCCTGCTGCGTGCCTTCCCGAAAGGTCGCCACCTGGACCAAGACCCGCAAACGATCCGCGACTGGAACGCGGGGAAGATCCCGATTCTGTTCGCCCACCCGGCCAGCGCTGGCCACGGGCTCAACCTGCAGGACGGCGGCAACATCCTGGTGATGTTCGGCCACTGGTGGGATCTCGAGCAGTACCAGCAGATCGTCGAGCGCATCGGCCCAACCCGCCAGGCGCAGGCCGGCCACGATCGGCCGGTGTTCATCCACCACATTGTCGCCGCCGACACGATCGACGAGATCGTGATGGCGCGTCGCGAGAGCAAGCGCGAGGTGCAGGACTTGCTGCTCGAAGCCATGAAGAGGAAAGCGAAGTGATCGAAGAACGTGACCCGACCGGCCGCGCGGCCAACGAACCCGGCGCGAAGCTTGACGCCGGCAAGGTGCGCGCCGACCTGGTGCTCGACGGGTTCGGCCTGGCGCTGCTCGAGGTCGCCAAGGTGGCCACCTACGGTGCCGCCAAGTACAGCGAGGGTGGGTGGCAGGACGTGCCCGACGGCGTGAAGCGTTACCGCGCGGCCGGCGATCGCCACCGCATGCGCCGCTATCTCGAGGCGTGCGACCCCGACACGCGGATCTCGCACTTGGCCCACGAAGCGTGGAACCGGCTGGCCGAGCTCGAGCTGGCCCTGCGTCAGGAGCCCACCGCATGAACCTGATCCGCTACCTGTTGCTGGGCGAAGCCACGCCCGAAGTGAAAGCCGCTCGCACGCGCCAGTACCACCGCGAGTACATGCGCGCCCGCGAAGACCTGAAGGAAAACGACAAGGCCCGCAAGCGTGCCCGTTACGCCAGCGACGTGCAGTTCCGAGAGCGCCGCAAGGCCGACGAGCGCGCACGACAACAGGCCATGACGGCGGAGCAGCGCACCGCGCGGTATCAGCAGCGAAAGGTGCGTGAGATGAAGCTCACCCCGGAAGAGTTTGAGCGCAGGCGCGCCCGGCAGCGTGAGGCCTGCCGCCGCTGGCGCCAGAAGAAAAAGGAGACCACCTGTGTTTCTGACTGACGAAGCCCTTGCCCAGCTCACCGGGCTGCAGCGCCCGAGCGCGATGTGTCGATGGCTCGAGCGCGAGGGCATCCCCTTCGTGGTGGCGGCGGACGGCAAGCCGCGCGTGCTGCACGCCGTTATCATGGGCCGACTGGGCGGCCAGGTCGTGCCGCCGAATCCCGAACCCAGGCTGAGATTGCGCCATGCCTAGAACGTTGCCGCGCTGGATGCACTTGAACCACGGGCGCTACTACCTGGTCCGCAAGAACAAGTGGACCCCGCTGTCGCGCAACCTGCACGACGCCCTGGTCGAGTACGCCCGGCTCACCGCCGGGCCGGATGCGGGCGTGCTGGGCGAGCTCGTCGCCCGGGCGCTCGCCGACATGAAGAAGACCGTCGCGGCCAGCACGTTCAAGAACTACATGACCCGCAGCCGGCGCGTGCTCGAGGCCTTTGCCGAGTTTGCCCCGCAGCAGATTCGGCCGACGCACATCGCGCAGTTCCTGGACGACAACAAGGACACGCCCAGCATGGCGAACCTGCTGCGCGCTTTCCTGCGCGGCGTGTTCGTGCGCGCGGTGCGCTGGGGCATCGTCGAGGCCGACCCCACCCGCGACATCCGCCCGTTCAAGACCGGCAAGCGCACCCGGTGCATCACCGACGCCGAGTTCGAGCAGATCCGCGAGCACGCCAGCCCCACGCTGCAGTGCCTGATGGACATCGCCTATATCACCGGCCAGCGCATCGGCGACGTGATGGGCATCCGCTACGCCGACATCAGCGAGACGGGCCTCTACGTCGAGCAGGAGAAGACGCACGCCCGCGTGCTGATCGCCATGACGCCCGACCTGGCCGACGCCATCGTGCGCGCCAAGGGGCTGCACCGCTCGGTCAAAGCGCTCACGCTCTTCCACAAGCGCGACGGCACGCCGCTGGCCTACACCACCATCTACGGCCACTGGCGCCGCGCCTGCGAGAAAGTCCAGGTCAAGGACGCGCACTTCCACGACATCCGCGCGGCCACCGCCACCGACGCAAAGGCGGCCGGCATGGACAGCCGGGCGCTGCTGGGCCACACCACCGAGAGCAGCCACAACCGCTATCTGCGCAGCAAGATCGTGCCCGTGGCCCAGCCCGTGCCTGCGCGTCGCGTGAGAAAATCTTAGGCAGTCTTAGGCAAATCGGGCTAGAACCCGCGCCGTTACTGGGTCGAAATTCACGCTACATGAACTTCAATGAAATAGCTGAATTCGTTGAAGTTGCTGAGAAAGTTGAGGTCTGACGCCTAAGAAATACCGCTCGATGATCGCCAGAAAAGCCCCGTCGTTGCTGATGGGGCTTTTTGCTTTTAGGCAGTCGTTTGGAATATCAACGCCCGAAATTCGCCCACGGATTGACCAGCACCGAAAGCGCCGCGCTGGTCGGCGTCGAGGCTGCTGCGTCGATCTTGTAGCCCAGGCGAACACGAAGACAGCGCTCTCGCGCCCACGGCATGATCCAGTAGAACCCCGCGCGCCATCCGCAGCTCACGAGCTGCCAGCCGGCCAGGCCTGCCACATCATCCACGCGCAGATCGCCCCAGCAGCGCACGCGCGCGGGGTCGGTATCGAACCGGAACAGGCTGTACCGCTGCAGGTTGTTGGCTGGGTTGCGCAGCGCAAGCCAGACGTATTGCGCCCAGTAGCTGAGCGGGTCGCGGTCACGCCAGAGCCAGTTCCCCATAGCGCCGTACTTGTCGTTGCCCCACAGCCAGTCCGCCCACACGGGCAGGCGCAGGTAAGACCAGCCGGGATAGATCGAGCGCTGCACCGTGGCCGGCAGCGCGGNNGGGCTGGCGGAGTAGGCGAAGGGAAGCGCCACGGCCACTGCCACCAGGCCGAGCAGCACGGCAACGATCTTCGCGGCGGCAAGGATCGGCAGCAGCACCAGCGTGGCAAGAGCAGCCCGGAGCATCACAACCCAAACCGCATCAACGAACAGCGCGTCGAGCTTCGCGTCGTCGAGCTCGAGCGCAGCGCCGAGCATGGACACCAGAGGCGAATCCCGGCGCACCTCCCGCGCGTACTCCCACTCGATCTGCGCCTCGGTGCGGCCGGGCTCAGGCAGGCCTGCGATCGCCGCGTCCACGGTCGAGAGCAGGCCAGCGCGGTGCAGCGCGAGACGCGCCTGGCGCATCGTGGCCACTTCCGGCACGGGCGGAGCCTGCGGCACAGCCTGCTCAACCTCCCAGCGGTCGCCGCGCCAGAAGCAGCCGGCGGCCACCGGATCGAAGTCCGGCGGCGCAACCTCGGTGGCGCCCATCCAGTCGGCGACGGTATCGGTGCGGATCAGCTCGCCCGTGGTGGGGTTGAATGCGTAAATGGTCATGCTGCGACTCCTAGGCGGTTGAGCAGGTTGAAGGTGTTGGCCCACTGGGCGTGGCCGCGCCATGAAGCGACGAAGCGCTCGCGCGCCTGGTCGTCGCCAGTTCGGTGGAAACGGGCGATCTTTCGTTTCGCTGCCGCCACCGATCGGCGGCGCAGCAGCTTGTGGGTTGGCCAGATGCGGTAGCCGCAGAAATTCACCCCCACGCTTGCCGGCTGCACGGACCAGTGCGAAAAGCGTAGCCGCATCGTGCGGGACGCGAACCCTTCGAGGATGGGGTGAAGCAGGCGCATGGCCTCGGCGCTGCGCCCGATGACCACCACGTCGTCCATGTAGCGGGCGAAGGCGGAGATCCCGACTTGATGCACCAGCCAGCGGTCGAGGATGTGGCCGTAGATGTTCGCCGCCAGTTGGCTGGTCAGGTTGCCGATCGGCAGGCCGCGGCCCTCGGTCTGGATGAAGGTTTCCACCAGGTCGAGCGTGCGCCGGCAACTGATCTTTCTGCGGATCTCGCCGTGAAGGATGGCGCGGTCGACGCTGGCGAAATACTTGGAAAAGTCGGTCTTGAGCACCCAGGCGCCGGGCGTCTTGCGCAGCAGTGACTGCACGGCGATGGCCGCCTGATGTGTGCCCTTGCCGATGCGGCATGCGTAGCTTTGCGGCAGGAATACGCGGTCGAAGATGGGCTCGATGATGTTGCACAGCGCGTGCTGGGCGACACGATCCACGAACGGCAGGGCGCTGATCTCGCGCGGCTTGGGCTCGTGGATGAGAAAGCGCCTCGGCTCGCCTGGCGCATACTCTCCGGACCGCAGAAGGTCGCCCAGGCGCGCGACGTTGGCCGCTTCGTTTTGGCGGAATTGCAGATAGCCCAGGGTGTCGCGCTTGCCGCGCGAGGCCTTTCGATAGGCGTGCCACAGGTTGTCTCGATCGACCACCGCAGCAAACAGGTTCTTGTGTCGCTTGCCCATAAGGGGAGCCGGCGCGGCTTTCAGGCGCACGCGCCTTACTCGCCGTTCTCCGGACCTCGTAGTGTGTTCGCCGAAGCCGGCAGCAGTGTGCTGACCACCATTCAATGAAGGTCCGCCGCGGACGCCGTAGCAGCCGCGGCGTGGATGTTGCTGATCGTCACAGGCGGCGCGAACCCCGATGTTCCAGTTCGAGTTCCACGGATAGTTGTTCCAGTTGGAGCAGCGCGAGCCAGAGTTGGCCGCGTTGTCGCGGTTGCCGCCGAAGGGTTTAATCACACTCCTACCGCTTTTGCGCATGGCGAATCCAACCCCCAAGCATGGCGCCAGTCTCGGCGAGATGGACGGACGCCACCTCGTACTGGCGACGGGACACCAGCTTGCGAGCCGGGTCCGCCATAAAGCGCAAAAGGTCTTTGAGATGAGCAAGCCCGGCGTCGGCGATATAGACGCGCGACACCTGGTTGCTCTTCGCGGCTTCATAGAAAAGCCGGTACTGCTCAAACAATGCCGCAATCATCGAATCGCGCAGCACCCGGTGCTTGTGACTCATGTTGATGAGCAGCGGGTACAGGTAATTGACCGCGCCGTCGTATCGCTGAACGATGGCAAGCGCGGCCCTTGGGGCGTGTTCGGGGATGACGGGCGTGTTCATACCGGTTCCTTGCGGTCGCTTTCGCTCCCGCTACAGGTTCAGGTGGTCACAGGCGGCGCGAACCCCGATCGCCCAGACCGAGTGCCACGGATAGAGGTCCCAGTGGGAGCAGCGCGAGCCAGAGTTGGCCGCGTCGGCGCGGGAGCCGCCGAAGAGCGCGCGGACGTTGGCGACCGGCGTGTAGAGGTACATCGAGCCACGCCCGCCCGTCACCGCCTGCCACGCCCACCCAGCCGTGCCGTCGTGCCGATAGCTCGAGTCTTGGCCCCAGGTGTAGTGGTGCCCGCTCGCCTGCTCGATGCCGTATCGGCTGGTGTAGCCCGCGCTGCGGCCGGTGTTGGGGTAGGTCGCGGACGCGCCGCCGATGGACTGCGCCTCGGTCACGCCGAAAGCGGCGTCGACGAACTCCTGTTGCCACATCAAGCGCTTTTCGTGGGCGCGCGCGATCTCGGCCGCCTCCCACCAGTTCAGCGTGCTGTAGGTGCTCGTGCCATTGCCGCCGAAGGCAAGCGGCTTACGCGGCAGCACCGTGCCGCTGGCGATGTCGGTGTTGTTGCGGCTGGTGCCGTTGGCGATGTGGTTCGTGCCGCAGAAGTAGATGTCGACCCAAGTCTGTCCGCCCACCAGCACCATGCCCCGCGGATTGGACGCCGCCGGGCGCCACCGCAGATCCCAGATCGACCAGGCGTTGATGCCGGCGATCTTGTCGACGTCGGTCTGCGTCCAGATCATCCCAGCGCCCGTCGTGGCGAAACTGCCGCCGGCCACGGTCGTACCGGGCGCCACAAGGCCGTAGTGGAAGCCGCCGATCTTGAGTGCCCCGGCAACAGGTGCAGCAGCGGGTGCGCTTGCTGGATCGGCGACCGCCGACGCGGCCCCGTCAGGATGCACCCACACGCTGTAGTCCTCGCCGGCCGTGAGGGGCGGCATGGTCACGGGCGTATCGACAATGAAGCCCACGACGCCAGAGGCGAGGTATGCCGTCGTGCCCGCGCGGATCGAGATCGTGCTTGCGCCAGTCTTGACCAGGCAAGGGGCGGACTTGTCGGCTTTGGCAATCGCGGAAACCAGCGCGATGCTCTCGGCGAACTGTTCGGCCAGCGTTGCCGAGCCAGAGGCCGCCGTCGCGGAGTTCGCTGCGTTCGTGGCAGAGGTTGCCGCAGCGGTTTGCGAAGCCAGTGCAGCGGCGGCGGAAGTCGAGGCGTTGCCTTCCGAGGTTGCCGCTGCGCTCGCCGAGCTGGCCGCGGACGAAGCCGAGGCGTTCGCATCGCTTGCGCTGCCTGCTGCGGCGCTGGCGCTTCCAGCCGCTGCAGAGGCCGACCCTGCAGCAGACGCCGCAGAGGTGGCGGCGTTACTTTCCGAGGTTGACGCGCTGCTTGCGCTTCCAGCTGCTGCAGAGGCAGATCCCGCCGCTGCAGTTTGCGAAGCCGCAGCCGCCGTCGCGGAGTTCGCTGCGTTCGTGGCAGCGCTTCCGGCCGACGTTGCCGCCGCGTTCGCATCCACCACGGACTGCAGCAGATCGTCGCGGTAGTCATCCGCACTGCGCGTGTCTGTGATCTGCACCTTGAACGCGCGGCCTAGTTGCTCGGCAACCTGCTGGATTTGCACAGTGTGCCGATCGAGCGCGTCCTCGATCACCTGCGGGTAGAACCCGCCCTGGTTGGTGATGTCCGTCGGTTGCAGGTTGGGCACCGCGCTGGTGACAGTCATCTTGTAGCCCGAGGCCAGCGCGACCGCCAGCGTGATCGAGCCGCCGGGGGTGGCGTTCTGATCCGGGTTAAGAGCGACCGTGTAGTCGGTGAGCGGTGTCAGCGTGGCTTCCAATCCGTCCAAGTCTGCGACGACGACCACCACATCGCCGTCGCCGAAAACCTTGAACTCGAACGGGAAGACGGTCGTCGCGCCGTTGCCGTTGAACGGCCCCGCTTTGCGGGTTTCCGTGCTGATCGTCATGGGTGCAATCCTCCGAGAGTAGCGGGCAGGCTACCCCNGGAGAATCGAACCACGCGCACCGGGTCAGTTGCGCGGAGGCGGCCCGGCGATCACCGCCAGCGGGTTATCGGTACGTCCCTCGAGCAGCGCGGCCGTGCCTTCGACCGTGCGATTCACCTGACCGGCGGGGTAGTGGAAGAGCACGCCCGCTGTGTTGTTCGCGGCCTTGAAGGCGGCCATGTCGAACTCGCCTTGGCCAACTTGAGCGCCCAGCCTGTAGAGGTCCGAGAAGAACCGCAGGCCCGCCGGGCCGCTGTAGCCGAACTGGCCGCCGAAGCCGGTCGCGGCCTGCACGGCGCTGGTCATCTCGCGCGTGAGCGGGAAGAGGCCCATCAGGAAGCCGATCTGCTCCTCGATGATCTGCTCGACCCACTCGTCGTCATCGGGCGCGCCCTTCATCAGCGCGTTGATGAGCACCGAGCCGATCACCGGCACCACCATCAGCAGCAGGTAGTCGCCCGCCAGGCGCAGCACCTCATGCGGCTTCTTGAAGTTGGTCTGCCCTGTACGCTCGACCGCGAGCTGCAGCGTAGCGGCGAAGTAGCTGTAGAAGGCAGTGAAGAGCTTGACACCAGGGTGGCCGCGCTGGATCTGCGCGAGGTCTTTGATCTGGCCGCCCGACTGCGCCGCGATCACCGCCTGGTCGGCCATCGCCACTGCCTTGGCCTCGTCTATCGTGCCGTCCTCGTTGCGTAGCGCCGGGTCGGCCATCGCCTTCTCGAACGCGCCGTACCAGGTGGGGTAGTCGACCAGCGCCTGCGTCTTCTGGATCAGGATGAAGAAGCTGGATTCGATGGCGAGCTGCAGGTCGCTCTTACCCTTG